TATAAGAGACAGGGCCAAAAGATCGATGCCGTAACAGACGTCGATTATCTTGCGACCTACAACCAAGCGAAGGGGGAGTAGTATGAATCTAGTTGAAGCATTTAAGCAGATCGGACGAGACATCAAAGCTCTTGTGACCAAAACCGATAAAAACGAAAAAGTGCTAGAAGGACTACAACCGACAGTTGATGCTCTAGCAAATAACTTGGATCAAATTTTAGGTGAAGTCGTAAGTCGCGAAGAATTCGATGAGCTAAAAAAAGAAATTGAAGAATTGAAAGGAAATAAAAATCATGAATAAAATTAACTGGTCAGTACGTTTGAAAAATAAAAACTTTTGGTTGGCAGTAGTGCCAGCTTTGGCATTGCTATTCCAAGCGTTTGCGAATATTTTCGGCATCAAATTGGAATTTGGTGAAACCATTGATAAGATCCTTGTATTTATCAATGTACTCTTCGCTTTCCTTGTCTTGATCGGAATCGTCAATGACCCTACAACAGTAGGATTGGGCGACTCAACTCGTGCGCTTGGTTATGAAGAACCTCACGAAGATTAGTATATTTTTGCTGGCAACCGTCTATTTTTGGGTGGTTGCCTTTGAATTTAGAAAGGAGCAGTAATGACTACATCAAATGATATTATCAGATTCGCAGAAGGTCTAGCTGACCAAGGTGTCGGAGTTGATGCGGATAATTCTTGGGGAACGCAATGCGTGGACCTGCCAAATTCTATCTCTATTAACTTCTTTGGCAAGGCCCTCTGGGGCAATGCGATTGACTTGCTTAATTCAGCCCGTGACCTTGGTTACAAAGTCGAATACAACCAAGAGGGCAACGTTAACAGTCGTCCAAGGGCTGGTGCAGTATTCGTCCAAGAGACGATCTATCTATATGGTCATCCATACGGTCACACAGGACTAGTGATCGAAGATAGTGACGGCTACACTATGCGGACCATCGAGCAAAATATTGACGGTAATGCTGATAGCCTTTATGTCGGTGGCCCAGCACGATATAACACCCGTGATTTTACTGGCATCGTAGGCTGGTTCTATTTCCCTGTAGATGACCAACCAGCACAAGTGAGTGCTATCACACCATCAGAGCCTCTTACGGTTGACTCCAATGGATTCAACCCAGAGACAGGCACATTCACAGTCGAAGTATCTGCTCTCAATGTACGGGCTTCTGCTGGACTTGCTGGTGAAATTGTGGCAGTCTATACTGCTGGAATGGAAATCAATTACGACGGCTGGTTAGATAATGATGGCTATATTTGGATCACATACATCGCAGGGTCTGGTAATCGCAGATATGTCGCAGTCGGACAATCTCAAAATGGTAAACGTATCAATAGCTTTGGATCGTTTAGTTAGATATTAGTTCTTTCCCTCCCGTTTCGGGAGGGCTTTTTTTGTGCTCTGAAATTTCCGTTATAACAGACATTTTAGAGATTGTCTATTATAACGGAAATTATGCTGTTATTTACTTGAAAAAAACGACTAACAGTGCTATAATAATTGTACACGGATTTTAAACAATCTACTGAATAACCAAGTGTAGATAGGGTGACACCTTGCTTGGATTGTATACATAATTCCCGTTACGCTCTCCGTGAGATATTGCGGAGGGATAAGTAATTCTCTTTTGGGTAATTGAAAGAGATCATGAAGTGTAAGAAGATTGAGGGTGTATGCAGTATAGAGATTGTGCGTAATTAGACCATTATCAGACGGTGGCGGTGACAATAGACGCTTTCGGTGAAAGAATAATCTGGGTAGGCCTTGCGTAGCAGTAAGAACCGAACCAGAAATGCTAAAATAAACCGTTTTGCACTTGAGGTCGAGGGATCGGCCAATAACACCAAAGATAAGTACAAGTAGCCCAAAATGTGCAGACGATACATTATTGTATGTTAATGCTTAAAACATATTTCTGAATGTTGGGTGAAAGTTGGACGTAACCAGTCGTGCCTAGTCATTTAATCGCTACGGAAGTTACAGGGTCGCTCCTTGTAGCTCAGACCGTGGTAGGCTATCGGTCAATAAATTGCGTACAATCGAAGTAGAGCGAAGGCTCATTTAGTTGATTGTTTAAAGTTCGTGTCCTTGCATTTAGCAAGGTTTTTTATTTTTGCCCGAGCGACAAATTTACTTTCTTTGATTGAAATTGTCTATTATAACCACAATCGACTGACTACGTAATTGACTACGTTTTTATTTATTTGAGTGATATTTGACCGTACCCCTAATGCAGTAAAATCAACTAACCGAAACTAACGGATATCTAATGGTAATCGTTTTAAAATTTTGGTATAAAAGTAAAAACCCTTGTGTATCAAGGGTTTCCTTGTGCTGACTACGTTTTTGACTACGCTTCGAGAAATTTTAATAAGCGATCTGCAACATCTGACCGCTGTTTGTCATTTAAGTGAGTGTACATATCTAGTGTCGTTTGGATATTTGAATGGCCCAATCTGTCTGATATCGTCTTAGGCTCTATGCCAGCTTCAAAGAGCAGGCTTGCGTGTGTGTGTCGTAAGCTATGCACACTAAATTGTTTTAGCTTATGCTTACCAAGAAAGTATCGCAGTTCGTCTCTGAAATGCGCAAAGTCGAAGTAACCGCCCTTAGTATTCGTGATAACGATATTTTTTGACTTGATTCCATGTTTGAAAAATAGTTTCTTCTGCTCTAATTTCCATTCTTTTAAAATCTGTACGGTGCTATCATCTAGTGAGATCGTGCGTGCGCTTCGTTTGGTTTTAGGCGACTGAGTGGATAACTTACCATTAATCGTGACAAGTGTCTTGCTGACCGATATTGTCTTGTTTTTAAAATCAATATCAGACCATTCGAGACCCAGCAATTCCCCTCGCCTCAATCCAGTATATGCCAGCGTATGCCATGCAGTATACAGGACAGGTCTGGCATCTTTCTTTGCCAGCGTGAGGAATGTATTTAATTCCTCTTTAGTGAGTGCTATTTTTTCCTTACGTGGTTTCTGCTGCTTAGGTCGTATGATCCTATCGACTGGATTGGTCTGGACAATATCCAGATGCACAGCATACTTAAATACACGATTGATGATTGACAGATAATTTAAGTAAGTCACATACTTCTTACTTAGCTCAATAACAATCTTCTGCATCTTGGCCACGGACACGCTTTCTATTCTGATTTCCTTAAAATGATTCTCTATGATAGCATTGAGATAATTTTTTGTATTCTGGTAGGTCGTAGGCTTGACAGTTGTTTCATAGCTTTCTAACCAGAGATCGGCCACCTCTTTAAATGTCGGCTTACTAGAGTGGTCTGTAAAACCATTCTCCTCAATAGATAGCAGTAGTTCACGTTCAGCTTTCTTCGCTTCCTTTTGCGTTTTAAACCCTCTACGAGTCGTGCGCCTTTGCTTGCCAGTAAATGGATCAACACCTAAATACGCTTGAAGCATATAGCGGGTCTCTCCGTCTTTAGTTAAATATTTTTTAATCATGACATAATCTTGATATTATGTTATAATATATAATATCTTTCCTATCTACCGTCCCATTTTTCGGGGCGGTTTTTTTGTTTTACTATTTTATCATCTTGGCTCGTTATGGTGCCAATCATCAGGAAAACCTAAAGCAGAATTTATAGTATTTATATTTACAGATTTCAGCTTGTTTTCCAACCTTCTTACTTTTTTTCTAAGATTATTCCATAGTTGATCAAACTTTTCGGAACTGATGAAACATTGTAAACTGACAACCGTTGAATATACTGTTTTCCTAGAATCATTATCTTTTAAGTTGAAATTATCGTGAATAGAATTGAAATACACACTGTTTGCAGTGCAATTGTAGTTGAGCAATCGATTATTGTGAGCGCAAACGTTTCTTGTTTGGTTAATGTTTTTCAAGAAAGAAATCATAGTTTCGGGAGGAAATACACCAGTAAAATTAGGGTTGTTTACTTTTATAAAACTAACTAGATCCTTTGCAATTTTATTTTGAAGACTTGTCGGTAAATTTTTGATAATATGTCGAGTATCGCCAAAATCCAAGTAGTCGGTCAAAACCCATATCGGAACATCTTTGTGTTTAGTGTAGTAATGGCAGATAGTGGTATCTTTTCTTGTTTTATTATTGTTTACAATTCTTGAAAGTTTAGATACGACAGAACCCACTTCAAGAATTTTATCATCGTTATAGTTTCCAGTATCTAAATAAGCATAGTGTTGGTTTTGATAGGCTTCTGCAAATCTATGAGCCATAATGGATTTTATATGGTGTTCCGCTTCTAGTATAGACTGCAAGATTGCTCTCTTGATATCCTTGTCAAAAGTATAAAGAGAAGCAACTTCATCAAATGTAACTCCGTTTAAATAGTTATCACTTCCTGGAACCTGAAAGAATTTACTGTATCCATTGATGATATTGTAGTAATTGTTGCTTAATAAATATTTTAAAGTGCGTTGTTTATTGGTAATAATAAGCCCTCGATCTTTGAGGGTATCCAGTTGTTGTTCTAAATTTTTAAATGGTTTCAAAAAAAGCCTCCTCCAAATAAATGGAGAAGGCTTTTTCCGCATCAGACCCCGTAGAGTTACTGACACTTTTCTCTTCAACTATCCCCATTTTACTGTATACCTTATTTTTTGTCAAGTTTTTTTGTTTTTATATAAAATTAATTATATTCAGTTACTTATCTTTTCTTCCCTATACACATCAACGACTTTACCGATAATCCTAAAATCACTGTCTGAATTGATCGGTATATCTTTGTATTTCTTGTTAAAACTTCTCAGATAGGCCATATCTTTCTCTATTATAAGCTGTTTGATATAGGCTTCTCCTTCGTAGTCAAATACTCCAACAGTGCCACTTGGAAGCTCTACCGTCAATTTAACAAAGACATAATCCCCAGATTTATAATCTGGTTCCATCGAATCTCCGTAAATTGGGCAGACAAAGTCAGCGTCCACCTTAACTGGTAGCTGAATTGTCTCTATCTGGACTTCGTTTAGATATTGCCCTGTACCAGCAGATACAGGTTGGTCGTAGTAGTTGTATGCTACATACTCTACCAATATATCATGGACTTCAGCAAGTCTCTCCTTAGCTTGTTTTTGCTCTTCCAACTGTCCTTCTGCGTAAGTCAGTACGTTATGCTGGTATGGTTCTGGGTCGAGCTGAGATACAACCTTATCGATCTTTTGTGCAATTTCGTTTTTTACAACAGAAGAAGCAGTGTCTAATCGAGGATCAATCTGTTCGATAGGGACGTTGAAAAAGTCAGCTAATTTCTTACTATTTGTCTTGGAAGGTAATCTCTTTCCTGAAAAATACTGACTCAACGTGCTTTGCGATATTCCAGACTCTTTGACAATATCTTGCTGACTGAGTTTAGCCATTTTTTTAAGCCTATTTAACTCATTAGCAATTTTTAAACGCATTTCTATTTCAAGAGGCGTCAGTTTATCTCTTCCTACCATAATTGTTTCTTCCTATATTCTTTTAATGAGATTGTACCACAATTTTATATAAAACAAAAATAATTTTAAAAAAAATAAAAAAAATTATTGACAATATCTCATTAATGAGATATAATTAAATCAAGGTTAAGGAATTAACCCAAAACAAAAGAAAGGAAGGACAGTATGCTGAACCGAAGGCAAAAGAAAAAAGACCCTTGGTTGACACAACCAAGAGCCACAGTGATATCGGCAATCATCGCACTGATAGCCGTAATACTTCAGCTCTTATTTAAATAAGAGTTACGCACGAAGTTGTAGGAGGGGCGAAAGCCCCAACCCTACGACTTAAGTTTAGCATACTGTCCAGAGAAAAGCAATGGACGACAAAAAATGGGGAATCGGTGGTTTGGTCGCAGTAGGAGCGATTATTGTAATTGTAATTTTAAATTTAATTAAGTAGGAGGTGTAGAAAATGGCGAACGAAGTAGAAAAAACAGCCATCAATGAAGTATTGAGGACTGTTACACTAATCAATAAAAGGTTTGAGGAAATCGTTGAATTACAACGTCAACAAGATCTAGCTATTTTTTATCTTCGTGGTGTTCTTGATGCGAAGGATCAAGTTTATAGTGTAGAATGAGGAAAAAGAATGAAACCTAAACGATATCCGTATAGTGGAAAAAGAAAAAAGCCTATCGAGGTGTCGATAGACTTACCGAAAAGAATTAGCATACTTGAATCACAAGTGATCAGTCTAGCAACCAGAGTGTAAAGGAGGAGAAATGGAAACATTAATCATTTCAATATTAACATCTTTTATCGTTTCAACAACAATGATGCACTACCATATACACAGAGTAAATATTTTATATAAAAAATATATGGATTTTGAAAAATCAAGTGTTGAAGAATTTGCTAAATCAATTACAAGCAGACTTCCAAAAAATTCTTCCCTAGAGGAGTGATAGAAAAACACATTTTTTCAACACTTACTTCAGGATGGTCCTGAAGAATATATTGAACAGCGATGCTGCTTCTAATGAAATCATAATTTGAATCATTTGCAGAATATCTATCATCATTAATCTTTAACAAACCTAGCCGTTCTAAGTTCGATAGAGAAGGGGCGAGTTCATTAATCCCTTCAGATCCATTTATAAAGTAGATGATTGGGAATATTATTTTAGAACCACTGTCGGAATTTATTACAGCCTTCATGCAAGGAATTGGGGAGCCTGTTGTGTAATCATGTTCTTTTAAGACTTGGAGAATACGTGCATCTGTTACGTCTAACTGCTTAATAATCTCAACGAAAGAAGGGTGTATGACTGAGTTCTTTCGATCGTCAAATGAACTTGCTAATATTTTCGCAAACATAGAGCGAAGTTCTTCCTCTTCAATATAATATTTAGATGCTTCCAAAGCAGGACCTAATATTTTTAGAGGCGGTTCTTGGATATTTTCTGGCGGGATAGCTGCCACTTCTTGAAGTGTGCTATTTCTGAGATTTTCAACGTCTATTTCATTCTTTGCACGCAATAATGCTGCTTGATTAGAAACGTTATGGCCGTAATTGATATACCACCAATCTTGTAATGTTTGAATAGGTCCAGCGAACACACCGGCTGAAGTAGCTCCTCCTAAAAATCCTGAAATAAGAGGAAGGAAGTCTTGAAATTGGTTAGGATCCATAATTATTATTTCGTTCTTTCCATTAGAATCTTGACTAAAACGGTGAGAGGTCTCAGTCAAGATACATTATACGATAATAAACATTGTTTGTCAATATATAGTGTATTTTAAAAAGGTTTGTCTTTATAAAACACAACATATAGTGCGATAGGAGAATGGTGATGAAATTATACAAATAAACTTAGATAAGGAGGAAAGGTCATGCTTTGGGAAAAAATATCTGAAAAAATTTCAGAAAAAAATTGGACAGTTTATAAACTTTGTTTAAAAGCAGGTATCGGGCCTGCTGGTATCTATCGTTTAAGAGATGGAGAAGTAAAGGATCTATATTTTGATACTGTAAAAAAAATAGCTGATGCACTAGAAGTCAGCTTGGACGAATTTAGATAGGAGGTGAAAAAATGACACAGTTAACGCTGAAACAATGGATGGCAGTGCGAGACATGACTGTTCTTCAATTTGCAGACGCAATCGGTGTAAGTTATCCGACAGTCTCAAATTGGCGAGTTGGTCACACAAAGCCAAATGCAAAGTATATCCCAGTAATCGAGCAGACGCTTGGGATCAACTATAAAGACATTATCTGGACATAGTGGTCTAATTTTTTTAGAAAGGATATCTCGTTAATGAGAAATAATAAAGATGAATGAATTGATTTTATCAGACAATCTAAACCAAATTGAACTAGAGATCAATTATCATAAACAAATTGCTGGTCAGTCCATTTGGGAAATTGGTAGGCGCCTCAATCATGTCAAAGAGAATGATCTAGCCCATGGACAATTTATGAAATGGCTTGAAAAAATTGGGTTCAGTCAGACGGTCGCCAATCAATTTATGAGGGTGGCAAAAGAACTTCCAGATTCTGTGACGTCACAGAATTTAGGAATTAATGTACTCTATCTCCTCGCATCTCTTCCAAAAGAAGCAAGAGAAGAACAAATCCAACGAATTGAGGACGGTGACAACCCTACTGTTCGAGAGCTTCGTGATGTTACAAAAAAACTCAAGCTAAGTCAACAAGCGAATGAGCTTCTAAGGGGCGAGAATGAGGCTCTAAAAGCTTCTAAAACAGAAGTGAAGGAAATCGTCAAGGAAGTCGTTCCAGATGATTACATAGCCACACGGGATCTAAATAAGCGATTGTTAGTGAAGAACCAAGAATTGTCTGAAAGCATGAAAGCGATCGAGGAGCGTTCCGAGTTTATCAACAGCAAATTAAACGAGATGATGGCCCAACGTGCAGAAGTTGACCAAAAATCTGCTCAGTACGATGAATTAACCAGAGCGATCGAAGAATCGCAAGGACAACTAAATAGCGTACAGAAGCAGATCTCAGCTTACAAAAATATCACAAGCTTATTGCAAAAGGGAAATGACTTCTTGGCAAGCATGGGCGGTCTAATCTACGCTGATGAAAAGAATGTCTTAAAGGCAGACGGAATCGTCCGTGATGAATTTGATAGTTTTATCAGTCGTGGGTTGAGATTTTTTAACGACCTGAACGATATCAGAAAAAAAAGCAATATTTTAGAAGGAGAATTTGAATGACAAATGAAATTGCAAAAGTCAACAATGAATTAACTACAGAAGATGTGATGATCCACGCATTGCAGGAACTAAAAAAGCTGAAAGAAGGGCAATCCGTTCTATCAGCCGATGTAGATTATTTAAAAAATGAGCAACCAGTGAATCCGTCAATTTGCTTGGCGCTTGAAAAAATGCGGAAGCAAAAAGTTGTCGAATTGCTGGGCGGTAAAGATAGCCAAGCCTATAAGGATCGAAAATTTGCTCAGTCAGTATTTTCACAGGCTGCCAAAGACTTTAAGGAATACTTCCGAATCCCACGATACGATTTGCTGAAACGCAAAGATGAAGAACAAGCATTTGACTACTGGGGAAGCTGGGAGCCATCAGCCAACACTAAATTGGAAATCAAAAACCGCAATGGTCAAATGAGCTTGGTTGGTTGAAATGGCTTGGCAAATAAAAAAAGCACTTTTGGGGAAAAGCGCTCAAATAAATTAACCAAGACAATTATACCACAGAACGGAGAGGTGGGCAATGATTGAAGAATTGATTAAAGAACAGATCAGAGAAATTTATCTCGAAGCGAAGGAACAAGCCAAAAAAGAATTGCTACCAGTGAACCAAGCAGAACTGCAAGAAATATTTGGCTTTAGCAATGAATACTTGAAGCGTTTGAAACGCAAGGGCTTGAAGTTTCGTAAACAAGGAAAGTACATCATGTATGATCTGAACGATGTACACGAGATTTTGGAACTAGAGAAGGAGATACAACATGTATAACGACATTATTGCAGGACTGACAATTGCAGGAACATTCTTCACGGCTGGCTATATTGGAGCTGTTTGGGACTTTAAAAAGGCTCAACGGAAGAAAGCCCGTGAGCGTAAGTTGGAGACAGCAATGGAACAATACAGCGAAGATATTGACGAAGCTATCGCGCTTGGCGAACAACGTGTATTCGACCATTTGGCAGAAGCGCGCAAACATTCTTACTCTGACAATGATTGGAGCATGATGGAGGTATAAATGGCAGTAAATAGACGATATTACTGGTTACAACTCAAAGAAGACTTCTTCAAATCAAAGGAAATGAAGCTGATGCGGAAATTGCCGGGAGGTGAAGAGTTGACCATTATTTATCTGAAAATCATGCTGGCCAGTCTACCAGACGAAGGGAAAATCTATTTTGAGGGTTTAGCTGAAGATTTAGCTGAAGAACTAGCATTGCTGATTGACGAAGATACTGAAGCAGTCAGAATGACACTCATGTTTTTGTCGAAAAAAAATCTACTGACTACAAATGATAATTATCAATTCACTTTGGAGCAAGTCCCAGAGATGATAGGTAGCGAAACAGCAAGCACCCGTAGGTCTCGCAAGTATCGAGAGGGTCAAAAAGCGTTGCAATGCAACACCGATGCAACAAAACGCAACGGAGATATAGAGATAGATATAGATATAGAGAAAGATATAGAGCTAGACCAAGAGCAAGAACAAAAAAATGCTGTTGGTGGTGAAAATTTAGTTTTTAAAAAATTAAAGGAAGCCTTTGGAGAGATGAGTGTGAATGGCACTATGGTCAAAGAGGTCGAAAGACTACTTAAACAGTATGGTCAAGAACTTGTGGTTTTAGCTTTAAACGAAACAATCCTAAACGCAGGTAAGTCTCTTAGATATACTATGTCAATTCTCCAACGCTGGGACGGTCAAGGTTTGAGAACGGCTGAACAGATTAGGGTAGCTGACGAAGAGTACGAACGGAAGAAATCCAACAAGACTCAAGCTGATCCTTATGGAAATATTCCTTCTTGGTCCAATTTAAGACCAGAAAATCAGAAAGAGCCAGAGCCTGAAATGTCTGACGAAGAATACGAAAGACGGTTAAAGGAGTTTTTAGCCAGTGAATAAGATTGATTTTAAGAAAGTTAAGACTGACAGCAACCTATTTCGTGAGTTTGAACGGTACATGAAAGGATACTTCAATACGCAGATCACAAAAAAGCAATTTTTGGAATTTGTGGATCTATGTGAGAAGAAGAAATTCTTTCTTAACCCGTTCCAAATGTGTGCGTGGCTACTCAACAAGCCTGTAGAGGTGATTGTAGGCCGATGGTACGAGGCGAAAAGGATGAAATAAATGTTTTTTAGAAAAGCAAGAAGAATCAAAGAGCTTGAAAGGCTAGTAGAAATATACAGAAAGCAAAATATTGAACGCACGAATATTTTGAGGGTATTGCTAAATGAACGAAACGGAAGAAATGGAAATCGACTATAGAGATCCAGACTTATGGTTAAGATCGGGATCATTCAAACGCTATTTAGGCGATGATGATGAAATTTAGGAAAGGATTGAAATGAGTACATTATACGAACTAACAGGAATCTATCAACAGATCTATGATCTGGACATGGACGATGAAACAAAACAGGACACACTGGAAAGTATCGACTGGAACGAGGATTACGAGAACAAAGTCGAGGGCTATGTCAAAGTCATTAAAAATCTCGATGCCGATATCGAAGCCCGCAAGAATGAAATGGACCGTTTGAAGAAATTGAATGATGCGGACAAGTCAAAGAAGGACCGCATGAAATCAAAACTTGAGGAAAGCATGGAACTCACGGGACACGACCGAGTAGATACGACCTTGTTTAAGGTGTCATTTAGACGATCTAAGGCCGTTGAGGTTGACATGGTCTTACTACCAGACGAGTACAAGAAAGTTGAATACAAGGCCGATAAGACGGCTTTAAAACGACTTTTGACAGACGGGCAAGAAATTGCAGGGGCAACCTTGGTAGAAAATAAGAATTTGAGTATTAGGTAAGGGGAAGAAAATGACAAAATTATCTTTTTCAGAATTACAAAAAAAGATGCAATTAGAAAAGAAAAAATCAAAAGATGTTAAATATCCATTTCGTAACGCTGAAGACATTTATACAAAATTCAAAGAAGTTAATACAGATTGGGAATTAACTGTATGTGATGATTTGGTTGTTGTCAGCGATCGCATCTTTGTAAAATCAACGGCTATAGTAACGGATGGAGAAAGACAATTTCAATCGATTGGATTTGCAGAATTGGACACAGTACCAGTTTTAAACACTCAAAAAGGACAATTCAAACAAATGCAAGTTCCACAATGGACTGGAGCAGTGAGTTCCTACGCTCGCAAGTATGCGCTTCAAGGGCTGTTTGGCATTGGGGAAAAAGATGTAGATGAGTACCCAAGCGATATGAACGAACCAGATCAGCCAAAAAATAAAACAAAACCTAAAGAACAAGCTGAAGCCGTTATCTCAGTTGAAAAAGCAAACTACTATTTGAAAGAGGTTGCTAAGATTTCAGAGGAAAAAGGCAAGCAGGACGGTTCAGTCGCTCAATGGTTCTTGCGATATTTAGATGTCGCAGATTACAAGCAAATTAAAGAGTCACAAGTGGAAAAAGCAGATTTGCTTTTAAATAAATTGAAAGGAAACTAATAGATGTTAAACAACGTTGTACTTGTCGGTCGTATGACCCGTGATGCTGAACTTCGTTACACTCCAAGCAATCAAGCAGTTGCTACTTTCAGCCTAGCTGTCAACCGCAACTTCAAGAGTCAAAATGGCGAGCGTGAAGCAGATTTTATTAACTGCGTGATCTGGCGACAGCAAGCAGAAAATCTTGCAAACTGGGCTAAAAAAGGGGCTTTGATTGGTATCACAGGACGGATTCAGACAAGAAGTTACGAAAACCAGCAAGGTCAGCGCGTATATGTCACGGAAGTAGTCGCAGAAAGTTTCCAAGTTCTTGAAAAGCGGGACAATACCGCAAATCAAAACAGCATGACGGAACAGATGCCACCAAGCTTTGCAAGTCCAATGGACATCACAGATGACAAATTACCATTCTAAGAAGATCAAAGGAGAAAAGAATAATGCCAAATTGGGCCAAAGGATCTTTTAAATTAAGAGGAAAAACGAAAATATTGCATCAGCTTAGCAATTTAGGAGGTTGAGGGATGAAACGGCCTGAACGATACCAATCTAGATACTTCATACCTGAACTGATTGAAGATGAAGATATTATCTTCAATAAAGACAGTGAATATCACAAGCAGAAGAAGAAAGAAAAGAAGAATCCTATTTTTAAAAGAAATAAGCCTAAAAATAGATATGCGCTTTGAGGAGGTAGAAAAATGAACGAGCAGTTTGTTTCAGAATTAAAGAAATTACTGAATTGTTTTCCTGAGTCGTATATAAATCGCAACCTTGAAGTAATTCTTATACCTAAAACCAACACATACTTTTCTCTCATTGGTTGTGGCACAAAGAGAGACATAATCACAAAAGTCTTGATGTGGTGTACTAGGGACATAGCTGAAGCCAGGCCATATCAGCAACAAAAAAGAAATATCGACTTTTATGTAGATAATCGCATGCGTTTGGAAAAATATTTAGGTGCAGGCATTAATGTAGATGTGATCTATCAATGCTTGGGAAATGGAATTAACAAAGAATTGGCAGACAAGTTTATTGACAGTGGTTTCAACATGGAAATCCTATATTCAGAAATTAAGGAAGTAGTGTAATGGAATGGAATAAGTTAACAACAAGAAATATAGCTGAAGATAAAAAGGAGAACTAGTTGAAAAAAATGATTGTATGGGCCCTTCTTGATAGTGGAAATGGCAGCTATACAAAAGGGGTCAAGGAACTAAATAGTTCGGGGGGGACGAACAGTGAAATATA